AAGGCCTCACTCCTTCTCAAAGAGACCTAGGGCTCGCGCCCGCCGCATGGTAGCAAGAAACCGATTGAACTTGTGGACCATTGGCTTGAATCTGGTGAGTCTTTGAGAGATACCCCGCAGCTCGCATATGGTGGGTTTTCACCCTTTGAAATACGGCAAACAAGCTTGGCTCTGATGATCGCTCCCATCTCCGGGGACCTAGGCCCTAGGCCTAGCGCCACTGAGAAGTTGTCACCCATTTGACTGGGTGGCTTGTGGGTGGGACCTTCTGCAGAACCATTTTTGGGCTTCGGCCCGTTGCCCCGCGTGCGAGTTAGGCAGCGCCTGCTATCGCGTTGGTGATAGATGAGGGGGTTGAGTACTCTAAATAGAAGAACGCCAGACTCTTTAGGCTGATGCAAAACGGGCGAGATAGGAGGTAAGGCTATCGTGTTGAAGGTGAGGGTGACCCATTCACCCTGGCAGGCCGCCGAGACAGTCCTGCTACTAGTCAGTGTCTTTCCCTGTCCGGGGGGGGTCCAGCCTCCCATGTTCAAAACAATGTCTCTCTCTTATGAGAGAGACTTGGACCCAACTACAGAAAACTCCGATGATAACGTGGCTGCAACCTTTTCCGCATACTGTTTCTTCGACCTGCTTCCATCTGAGCGCAAGGCTCTCTTTTCGGCAGTAGTGGAAATGGTCCGCCAAATGGGCTGCGTTTGCGAGCACCTGCAATTGGACAGCTGGTTACCCTGCGCTGACGGTTTGGCGGGGTCGGGTCGGGTCGTGCTTCGCAGCAAGACCCCTTACGACTTCCCCGTCTTACCTCCCGAATTGAGCGATCTCATTTCCCAAGCTTTGGTGCCCCCGAGTGGTGTGTACCTCGCCTCGCTTGTGGCTAGTGGCTCGTTCGTGGATCTGGTAGGCAAAAAGAGGATGTTTGTGGGTTCGCTCGCGTTAACCTTAACTGGGCAACAAAACCAGTTGGTTTACGAGTTTGAGAGCGACCACAGCTACCTCCATGGTGTGCGCGTTGGAGAGGCTTCAAAGCCTGGTATGTCGTTACCTGAATCCACAGCCACATCATCTCAATCTTCCTCCTCGTTGAGGGCGCCGCAGCAACAAGCCCCCCAAAAACAGTCGCCTGTCGATGACGATGTCTCAGATGCGTACGTGGACCCTCTGTGTTCGCGTGAAGCTCTGACTGACTCATTGGTGGACAACTTGCAACGAGCTCAAGATATGGTGGACAATGCCACACTTTACGATTTTGCGGAGCTGCGAGAAGCCCGCAGAAACGTTCGATGGTATTCCGCCCTCTTGGCGAAGCGAGACTCCAAGAAATTGGAGAGAATCAACGCTGAGCAACGACGACAGCAAAACGCCGCCAACACTCCCCCCATCGTTCTGCCTGATCCAGAGCCCATTAGGGTTGTCACCTACCAAGAGCCACAGCTGGACGCCTCAGAAGCTCCAGTGTGCTTGGTTGGCACCCCCGATGTTGCCACTGGGCCAGGTAGAGAGTTGGTGCGTCTGCGAGTTCCTGACGGGTCCGGCTCCCACTACAATGTGGTGGAGAGCATCGCAAACTCAATCGCCAAGCAACTCATCCCCACGATAGAGTACTCACTCTGGCAGAAAACCACTTATGCGGTCCGAACCGCCATCGCATTGCAAGTGGCTAGTAGCACCCTGGAGTACTACTCTCACTCCGTGAAGTCGGGGGGTTTGAACTATTCGGCCTACTCAGATTTGGGCCCGAATTACCTCGACATTTACGCTGTGTGCGGCCAAAAACTCGCCATGGATCATCTGGCCCGCTCCCTGGAGGCCCATTGCCCAGCCGACTCAGACGCAATAGTGGCCCTTGGTAATCCTGGGGTCAGTCCCACTCAGCAAAGGGACGCCGCTTTCTGGCTGGCCCAGCAGCCTTTCAGCGCAGCAGTACCAAACCCCTACGCAGGGTGGACCGAGCGCCTTGGTGTCGTCGCCAAGTCGGTCGCCGCAAATTTGGCCTTGGGGACTGCCAAGAGAGTTTGCTCACTCTTGCCCAAGGCTTTTGGGTCTGAACTGGACGTGGCGCCGGCAATTCTCCCTGCGATGGAGAAGTTCCTCGTTCGTTGGATCCACGGTCCTCCAAGGCATCCCCATCAGGAGCACTTGCCCAACAACTTTGATCACATGCAACGGGCAGCCTTCGATGGAACGCCTCTCAACCTGAACGGCCGCCCTTTTCCCCAGTCGCCCCCGGCACTTTCTTGCCATGTCGGCGGGCGCCACAGCAGCTCGATTTTGCAGAGCTCAACTCAAAGCCCAACTGCAAGTTTCTGCTCAGGAAGCCTGAGCCCATGCGACGCTGCCCTGCTGGGCCCCGCATTATTGGGCCAGTTTTCCCAGTTGCAAACCACACCACCGACGGGTCCCAGCATGATTTGGCAACCGGCGTTGCTCTCCGCACCCTTGTCAATTCAGAACGCCGTCCTCTCCCCGGGAGGTGGAAGCACATTGAGCAAGTGCTCCGCCGGGAGTGGTCTGACTTCTTCTTCGATGGCCATCACGCCCCACCCGTTCCGTTCGAAAAATGGGTCACGCGTTTCCCCGGCCGAAATCGTCAGAAGCAGCTGCGTCTGGCCTGGGAACGAGTTCAAAACCATCGCGTCAGATTCTCCGAGTACTCCAAAGCTGACCTCATGCCCAAGCGTGAGAAGAAAACAGCGGGGGTGTTCGGCACCGAAACGAAGGTCGTCAAGCCACGAGTTATCGTCTGCTGCCCAGACGTCACAAAAGCCGTGCTTGGACCGAGTATCCTCGGGATCACTCAGTACATCCATTCAATTTGGTCCTCATCGGAGGATCTGTTCTTTGAATGCGGCAGTAGCGCCGATGAAATCGGTGCTTGGTTCACCAGACAGCAGCGACGTTTTGGAACCCCCTACCATATAGAGACTGATGGTGAGGGCTGGGATGGAACCATGAGTGATGAGAGTCTAGCTTTTTCATTTTCCGTCGCCGAGGATCATGGGCTGCACGGGCTGCCCTTAAAAGTGGCCCGTACCCAACTCGAGCTCCAGCGACTCAGCAGTAGAAATGGGGTTTATGCGGAGAGACCCGCGTTCATGAGGACTGGTGTGCCAAACACCACTTTCTCAAACTCCATTTGTAATGCTGCAGTCTTCATAACGGCGTGTGTTGATGCCGGCTTAAAACGGGGGGACTATGCAGTGATGGTGCGTGGAGACGACATGTTCGGCTTCGCACCTCCTCATGTGCATGACCAGATTGTGGAGGCTTATCGGGGGGCTGGGTTCTTGCCAAAAGCAAAAACCGGGCACCCCGTTGAGTTGTGCCGCTTCTGCTCAGGCATGTTTATGCCCGTGGATGATTCGTACGTTTATTCACCCACATACAAGAGTATTCTTTCCCTGTTTTTGTCTATGGCCGATATCAGCACTAAGAGCGCAAGTCAAGACGCAGCAGCTCTGCGCCGCGGGGTGGCATTGGGTCTGTTGAATCAGTGCAGTCACTTGCCGATTCTATCAGATCTGTTGAAGGGCGTTCTTAGCGGATTGCCCGATGCCACCGCACGATCAAAGCGTATCACTGCAAGCACGCAACAAGAGTACCGAGTTCGCTACGCGACGAGCATACAAGAGCGGTCGGTGACACTGCAGCAAGAGGTGTCAACTTCCACCATGCTCCGCCTTCCCCTCACTTTAATACAGACCCTCAGATCGCAAGTCAGAGAGGTTGCAAATGAAGTGGGAGTTTTGTACTCCCCAGAAGCGCAGTTATTCGCTCTGGCTGTGTACAGATTGGAATGCGGATAAAACGTCGTTCTCGACCACTGGGGGTGCCTTCGGGCGGGAGTCTAATCCCAGTGTGTTTTTGCTTTGCTCGCAAAGTACTCAGGGGCT